GTCTCGTTGTCTTACATATCCAGTGATACTACACCTCCCCAAGCTTTCACAAGCTTTTCTACATTATTTTCTGTCATTTTGTTTATACTCTAATATCGCAGTGTCTAACGAAAAAGATGGAAGAGTGCTAGATTCTGAGTAAGAAAGAGCAACCCCAAAAGAGCTTCCTACAATTTGATTTTCATAAGCACTACGAATAGCACCACCCCAGATAAATGACCCCCAAGTGATAGCCCCCCAGATAGCAGAGCCACTTGTGTTGTTCTGGATAGAGATAGTCTGAGGTTGAATGCTATCAGGTGCGTCAAAATCAAGGATGACACGCAAGTTAATATCTACCTCACCCTCGCTCTTTAGATAGAGCGTATGTTTGTAATAAGTCTTACGTGCTTGCGGATCAGTTATCGACATAAAGGGAGTGGTGAACAAACAGCTTATAGCAGCGCCGTCAAAACTAAATCCTTTTTCTGCCTCATAGACATAACCATCCTCATTCAAAAAGAGAATAATTTCTGTGGAGCCAAATTGCTTACTGTCTACAGAGAAGATTTTTATGCCTTTCATCGGCCCCCAAGCAATACCAGACGGCTGTTGATCCTCAAAACGAGTTCCCAGATACCCTACAGAGTCTTCCCGTGTCGTAGCCAGATCGTATCTAAAAATACGGTATTGAGCTTTCTTACGGACAGTGAAGGAGGAGTAAGAGCTTCCCCCAGCAAATGTTGTAGTTATGTCTTCTTGAATTGACTGGGAAGCACGGGCTAACCCAAAGTCGTCCACTCGTTCTGTAGCACTTAAATACCTAATGCCGTCTGGGCCAAGATAGAGAATGTCACCACCAACTTCTTGAATAGTGTCACCATCAACACAACCAGTTTTTAGGGTGATTGTTTTCAGTACAAAATCGGAGGGACTGGAACCAAGCAGACGTTTGATCTTGTCGTTACAAAAAACAATCAACTCATCCCGAAACACAATTAACCCAGAGATTGTGTCCCCGACATTAACTATGCCAGCCCCATTACCCGGCGTATAATCAGTCTCAGCAAACGGAGCTGTATACACTAAGGTAGACCCTTTAGCAAAGAACAGTCTATTCTTGTGTTCCACTACACGGGAGGCTCCCAAAACATCGGAGGGAGCAGCAACATCCTGTACAATGGTGTCAGTGAGGCTTTCATAAAACACGGGTCTGTGGAGGCTGTCCACCATACACACTTTAGGTGTGCCGTTGAAGTTGAACAGGGTGTGTCGAATTTTCTGACCAGATGTGCTGGCAAGATCGAGTTTCTGTACCCAGTTGGCTTTTGCCAAGGACACGTAATACTTCCCGCCACGAACTGCAATCACATCATCAGCACTGGCGATAATTACGCCTTGTACATTTGTTGATCCGGGAACAACATTATTTGTCCACTTGTTGTAGCCTAAGATTTTTTTATAACCGCCTTCAATAGAAGGCTCAAAGTTAATAAGCTGGGAGGCACTTCCGGGGAAATTAATACCCTGTCGCAGAGGGCTACCGTCGGTCATTAGCCCGCCCTTAAATTCGATTGGAAAAGTCTCCCAAAAAGTCCTCATTACCAATAACCTCTGCCAAGTCTTCCTTGAGAATCTCTTACTGTACTGCGGACATACTCATAACGATTTTGGTAAAGCTTACGAAGGTCTTTAGTCCGTTGCTTAAACTTATCCCAGATTGCAGCAGCACCCTCTGGGTCTCCCCTAAAGATGAAGCAATCGTGCATAGCACCATCGACAATCATATGTCTGTATTGTTCTGGCAGAAGAGGTACATCACTGTACAACTCTAATTCTACCGGAAGCTTGTAATATTCGTACACAAGCTCATAATCTGTTTTCGGTGGAGGATAAACTCCGTAACCAACTGTAGGTGTCCTGAAAACAAAGCGGGGGATGTTTGCATAATCTCCGGGGTTAAAATCCGCGTCTGCATACTTATCCAAATATTCTTCATAATCCATTTGTACCAGACGTGTCGTCTGTACATTTTTACTTAAATCACCCTTAAGCCGAAAGCTATCAAAATTAATGCTCTTGGTGTCAGCAGGCGGTGTGTACCTAGCTTGATTGACAACTAGAGTGTCTGTCCTAACAACATTTGTAAACGGCCACTCAAAAGCATCCTGATGAATTTCATTGAGAGCAGAGTTAACCCCACTTTTAGCTTGTGAGTAAAAGCCATTTGCACTGGCAAAATTAGACTGAGTTAGAGGCACTTCATTAAGACGCCCACAAATATCATTAACTAAACTTAAGAAGTTGTAAGCCAAATCAGCACCTCATAGGGAAAAGGAGAGGGGACACTTAAGCCCCCTCCCAGTATTATTAGAGAGTCGCGTCGCGCTGTGCAGACACAGTACGAGCGGGCTTAAGCCCCTCGACCACAACCCAGAATGCACGAACCACACCGTCAGTACGAACAGCAGTGGCACCCAGAAGGTTCAGGGTGGTAGCAGCCGTGGCGATGACAGGGTTAATTGCAGCACCGGCAGTTACCGTATGGGCAGCCGCCGTAGAGGCAAGTGTAGCCGATACAGTGGTCGTACCAACACGAGCAACAAGGGTGCCCGTACCAGTGCCAACAACAAGCTGCTCAAGGCCCCCTGCAAGAACAATAGTTCCAGCAGGAATGTCGGCGAGAACGATGTCGTCAGTGGCAGTGCCCATTACTACGTCAGTAGCGAGGTTCAGTTCAACATCAAGGACGCGAACTTCAGCGATGGGCGATGCAGAAAGACGAGCAACCCCCTTACGAGGGAATTGAAGAGTAGCCATATTTTAGTCTCCTATATAACCAGATTAGCCAGCGATATTGTACTTGGCGGTCACGAGAGCTTCCGGACGCAGGATTTTGCGGCCATAGAGCTGCATCCCACGAACAACGTCAGCAAAGCTGTCCACATCACGGTACTTTTCAGTCTTGTTGATTTGTTCAGCAGTGGCAACAGCCGAAGTGTGGCCAGCAACAACAACACCAAAGTTGGTGTTCTGGTTAGCCGTACCAGTTGTTTCCGGCCCCGTACCAATCTTGGGCAGGTTGTTGGAGACGTACACAGTGAACCCATGCAGGCGCTTGGTGACAAGGCCGTTACGGAGTCCGCCAGACTCACCAAAGTCTTCGTTCATCAGACGAGAGTCTTCGTCCTTCAGAATTTCCATCAGAACCGGGTCGATAACCAGCCAACGACCGTCTTGGTCTACGTTCTGGCGGTCCATGAGACGAGCCATACGAGCAAACATAGTCAGAGGCGAGATGGTGGCAGTCGAGAGAGCCGTAGCACCGGGCAGACGGGCTGCCAGAGGAATCGAGTGGTCGGCAGAACCAGCAGTCGTGATGGTGGCAAAGTCACCCTTCTTCAGGATGTTGGAGGCCAGAAGTTCCGAAGCAGTTGCAGTAGCGATTGCACGAGTCCCCGGAATGTCACCAGCAACACGAGCAACCGAAGCAGGCTGGTGTTGAGTGGTCTGCTTAAAGCCCGAGAGATAACCCAGAACTTCTTGGTCGAAGTTATCTTTCATGCGGTAGGCAGCACGGTTAGAAGCTGCGTCCATCCAACCGATGTGCGAGTGAGCCTCTTCGATGTCATCCAGCTTAAACGCGAAGTAGTTGGCTTGGTCGATGGTCAGAGTGAAGTCTTCATCGAGCAGGTCTTGCGCGACAATCTGTTGCCCACGAGCATACGGAGCAACGCTCACTTCCAAAATGTTATCGTAGGGGTGTTTATCCCTACCTCTGCAAATTCATTTCTTTGCAGTTCAGACTATATCTTCACCCACTTGGGGTGTCTAGCACTCTTGGATTATAATTCAAAACACTCTCTACCTTATACATCATAGACGGGATAAGGTAAGGTTTAACTATGCTAGCAAACGTCTTACTGTCTTGAGTTTTGAGTCGGATAGAATAAAGATTATTTCTTTTATCTACATCAAAAACACAAAATAAATTGTACGTTTCTTGTAGCCAAGACTGAATGATTAAAGCTTCTTCTTGCGGGCAATACGTAGAGATACGTATCATACACCCACAACCACCACCACTTTTGTTTCTACTTACAACACCAGAACCATCATCCATAAACCAAAGAGCAAGTCCGTGATCTGTCAAATAGCCTAAAGATTTTCGGGTATACTTTTTTTGACCAGTCGAATAAACATTCTTGTGCATCTGGTTAAAGTAGTTGTCCGTTTTTCTCACTTGTATGTTTGTGTAAGATTTTTGTGTAGTTTTATTAAAACTTGAGTAGGTGCTAATTACTGGTTTTTTACCACCAAAAATGGAGTGCAGAAGATCGGCTTTATATTCTAAGTATGCAAATTGGTTAGGTCCATGACCTATAGTCAAGGAATATTTTACTTGCCCATTAGGCAGGAAAAGATTACCGTCACCAAAAACCATACCATAGAGGATTCCTCTATCAGTCTTATTCATAGTTTTTCCTTCATTAGCTATTGCCAATTACTACATTAAATTATAATCTAGTCGTTGAACCTTCCTCTTGCGAGGCTTGGCTGCTGATTCCCATCTCAGGGTTCCAGCAATTCACTAGATGTTTATTCACCTATTGCTAGGCGAAGGCCCAAAGTTGTTTAGGCTCTTTCATGATGCGAACCGAGTCACCAAAGTTGGAGATTTCGCCCATGTAGTCGGAGTTGGTGATAGCGTCTACAACCGACAGTTTGCGGAAAGCCAGTTGGGCTTTCTTGGAAAAGATTACGGGAGAGAAGTTACCAAGGGGCAGGTTGCCATAACCTGCGGCGGTAGGAAATGCCATTTTATATATCCTATATGTGAATGTTGAAAGTAGTAACGCACATTACACACAGAGGCCATTATATTTGGGTGGGACGTATTGTCCGGCCATATTTCATGGGTAGGTCTGTTCGTAGTTGTTTGTTTGTTTGTGAGGTAGGGGTGGCCTAAGCGGCCCTACACTCCCCGAGTTTAACGAGCTTTACGAGAGATGTCGTAATGGAACTTACCCTCTCGTTGAGCCTTCTCGATTTCTCCAGATTTTTCACTGAACTCTTTGTCAGACATTTTGCTAATCTGAGATTCCGAGTACCAAGAATCTTTTTCATTTTCTTGGGGTGTCACCCGTGCTCGGGTGTTAACAGAGAGGGCAGCATTTTTATCTGGGGAAATCTTCTTGATTCCTTTGTCCAGCTTATAGAGGTCAATAGACCTCGCCACCGTCTTTGCATCTGCATTGTCGTACAGAGAGTCTTGAATCCACTTTGGTTGGGTGTCTGCCCAAGTGTGGAACTCGTCTGATTGACTAATTTCTTTGAAATCCGGGTGAATCTTCAGAATAGCTGTTTCAGCTTTTTCAAGATCAATTTGATCCCGCATTTCTTCAATTTGGCTTAGACGTGCCTCAAGATCACTATCGCGCTC